AATTGTAAATGAATATATTTTGTTTTTATATTAAAATTTTTTTCTTTACAAATGCCACTTTGTATGATATAATAAGATTGATCGCCTGAGAGGAGGGGATACTCAGTGTACAGTTCCTTTCGGCTTAAAAAGTAAAACATTCGATATATCTGAGGAGTCATCTTCATCCATGCCTGAAACAACTTTTATTTCCGCCTGTTCAAGTTGTCTTTCGATCTCGGCATATTTTGAATCGAGAAATGCTTCCATCTCTTCTTCGGACAGTTCTGCCGCTTCTTTATGGAGACTCTCTAAATCTAATCCTGTCCGTTTAATTTTGTTATATCGCTCAACTTCTTCTAGAGCATTGTTGTAATGTCTCATAACTTGAGACGAAGGAGTGCACTCGCCAACGATATGTACAGAATTAAGTGACATCAATTCATCAGTATCATCTACAAAGGACATCCATGGTTTAAATGTATAATACCTAATATTATCTTCCCAATTTTCTACAACAATGATTTTAAGAACATTGCGTATAATTACATCAGGAGCGCGACCATCACCGTCATCTTGGTCTATAACCTCACACACAATTTCTTCTTGGTTTGTGAGTTTAAATTGTTTATGCATAATTAAATGTCCACTTTGAAAGTTTTAACATCGAACTCTTCTTTCTTATATATCTTCAATCTTTCGAATGAATGGAGCAACGAATAATTCTTTCTCTCTCCTATACTTAGGTCATCTGATATATCGTACAATACTGTTGCTTTTTCATCGTCTGATTTTCTCAATCCTCTACCAATACTTTGCAACACACGTATCTGTGATTTGCTGGGCGAAGCAAACACGATATTATGTAAGTTCCTTATATTTATCCCTGTCGAAAACGTTCCTAATGAAGCCACAACGATTGCGTTTTGCATTTTTTCCACAATTCCTCGTATTGCTTCGCGGTCGGTGGTATCCGTTCCACCAGAAACAAAAAATATTTTCCTATCTTCTGCAGACTTTTCTTTAATAAGGTTGTACAATATTTTTCCGTGGTCTTCGACTCTTTGATATAAGACAAGGGTGTTTCCTTGTAAGTCGAGTGTAAGATTACGAATGAATTTATTCCTTTGTTCATTGGATATAATGTACTCGATCTCATCCTGATATGTTCTCTTACCAAACTCCGAACGTACCTCTTTTGCGTAGTTAAGTACAATTCGTTTAATTTCGAGCTGGGCGAGAGTATCGTTATCTTGTAAGGATTTTGTTGTGGTGACGCGATATATTTTACCGAATAAACCTTGGAGTACGAGTTCATGAGTTTGAGCTCCATCTAATGTGCCTGTAGTTCCAAAACGATATTCTGCTTCGGATGCTTTGTTCATAATTGACATTAACGATTTAGATTTAAATCCATGACACTCATCGCCAATTACCATACCAAATTGCGAAAACCAATCGCGTGGTAATTTGTATATAGATTGCCATGTACTAATACATATTGCCGATTCAAACGTTTTATCTTTACCTGAGTAAATCCTGTGCATCGCACCCTCAGGGCAACCATATTCTTTAAAGTCATTGTACATTTGTTCGACAAGAGAAGTGGTTGGTACAATAACTAAGACTCGACCACCTTGCGGATATTTTACTCCCGTAGTTAGTCTTGTCAACCAATACATCGCCAACACATAAATGATCAGAGATTTACCCGATCCTGTTGGAGATAATAAAATTCCACGTTTTCTGTGTATACCAGTAGTCACTGCATCGAACTGATAATCTCTTATCTCAAAGGGAAGATCTAATGTCTTAACAAATTCATAAATTTCTTTTACATTAATTTTATTATAATTTTCCGGAAGTCCATATTTCGAATCAATGCACTCTATATCATATTCACGTTGCTCAGCGAATTTTAGTAGGTGGGGATACAAACCAGCAGGAAGTTCGCCGCTCATCATATTGTAGAGGCGAATCTTACCATCCCATAAACGATTACGAAACGCTGGCATAAATTTATACCCAGGAACGAAAAATGAGAAAAACTCATTTAGTTCATGGGCAGTACCAGATTCGCAATCCACGTGTAGGTTGGCGTGGTTTAATTTCCTGACTCGAATTGTTTCCATTTGATTATATTTGATATCGTTTGATGACGCCAATTTATATTGTTTATTATTTCTGTAAGACTATCTATAGTTGTTTTTAAGTACTGTATTTGCTCTTCCGACTTTTGGATCTCTGGATCACTATCATAATAATAATCCATTTCACCTTTCAATATTTTAAGACCGTTGAAGGGGTCTGGATCCCACCCTTTCTCCACAATCTCTTCATGAGACATTTTACCATTGTACCATAACCACTTGTCTCTTAGCAAAGTTTTTTGCTGAAACTCTACTCGTTTTAGTTTCAATTTGTATGTGGATAATAGTTCTAGATATTTAGCGTGTAGTATGGGTGCGTTTCGTGAAGAAGATGCTAAATCATTTTGATTGATGTTACAATCTTCTTTCCACATTTCAAGTATGTTTTTCAAATCTATCATAATAAAAACTCCATCAAATATTATATATTATATCATAAAACAGAAGAAAAGTAAACCTAATACCAAATCTGTTTGATTGCTGATGCGACTGCAGAATCGGATCCACCGCCTCCGCCTCCGCCTCCGCCGCCGCCAGATGCAGCAAGTTGTACAGCAGCAGTATCTTGTAGTCTGGTGTTTACCTTTCCGGTTATATCGATTCTAGCACGAACACTGTTTGGAAGTATCGTTTGCTGTCTAGGATTTTTGGTTACAGGAACAACTGTCTTATCGAATCCCTGTATTATCGTTTGCGGATCAGTGCCATCACCAACTGAAGATTGTGATACCTCATCATTCCAAGACGCACCTGCTGCAGCACCTCCCATTCGTGAATTAAGTCTACTATGAAGATCTGCAATTTCTGTGGAATTTAAGAGTTTTCCTAGTATTCCAATTTCCATAAAATATCCTGGTGCTTGACCAGACCAACCAAATGAATCACCAGTTGTACCACACTTTGTTCTTCCTACAGTTCCAACACTTGTCCCGTTAATATAAAATGTGGATGTTCCATTTGCATCTGTTGAACTTGCACCAGCACCAGTTACGATCACAGTTTGCCAATCAATAGAAATATTATAACCAGTGCTGTAAAAGGTATTACCACTTCTGTTAGAATAAACACCTAAAGCTTTTGACCCATTGTTAACCATAGGTAGATGATCATTAGAACCACGCCACCATGTTCTCCATCCACTATCTGTTACTCGCGGATACCAAACTGCAAACATAGTATAGTATTGAGGAAGATTGCCCATAGAATTAGAAACGGATATTTGGTTACATGCATCAATATTGATACAATCTTTACCAAAATATGTTCCTTTAGCAAGAGCAGAACCTGCAGATGAACTCCATGTTGCTGCACCACTATTTATGATTCTATCTGTACAAGAAGTGGCAGATGAACTCATGCCTTCAATATCAAGGTGATGAATCGGACTATTTGCATCTACAAATGCACTGACAGTCTGTGTGTTAACGCCATTGTTTAACACATTATTTGACATATTACCATACTGTTTTGTAACTGTAACAGATGGAGGATAAAGAGGTGGGTTTGAACCGTCACCAGCATTGGAAGGAATTATGGTTATTCCTGCAGGAATCGTTCTCTTAGGAGAACCATCATCAACCCGAATAGTTGCTCGCGACATGACATCCCCTTACAGTTCTATATTTGCGATAATCTCTGATAGACCTGAACTCACAATTTTTATGTTTTTAGTTATGTCACCGTTAGTGAGAGTAGTTACTGTTGCTGAATCAGTATTAGCATTACCACTACCATCAGAATCAAACTGCATACTCGAACCATCAATAGTTAATTTAATGTCTTTGGCAACTCTCTCATTCGAGATATTGAAAGCACTCACGCTAACAGAACTATTGATTGTAGATCCTGTGTAATTGTATGAATTAGAAGCAGGTGTAACTGTAACTTTAACAGGAACGTCAAGTGACAAAACGTGAGCATCCATATACGCTCCGCTCGTCGATTGCTCAACTGCCCAGATTCTATCAGTTCTATCTCTACCAATAGCTTGGAATCTCCCTGTAACAGTCTGAGTCAATTCCCAACCGTTTGTATTATCCCAAGTATAGAAATAAAGAGCTCCTTTAGTGATAACACCGATTATAGTTTTATCATCTTTCATATAACATATATTCATTGGAGTTGCTGGAATTGTAACTGTACTATGATGCGTAAGAGATTTTGGATCAGATGCACCGCAACTATATGTTACAAATGTCCTAGCAGTTGCTGTCGCATCGTGTATCGTTTGTTGACCAGATAACGCATAGAGAGTAAGATAACGAGTTCCACCAGATACAATGGTATCATTATAGATTACGACTCTGTGTCCTGAGTTATCTCCACCTGCACCAGCTATTGAAGCAAAATGAGTAGAACTCGTGTCACCTGTAATTGTTATATCACTGTTTTTGGTGAAAGTATCTGCTGATGCATCCCACTGATAATAGTGTGGATGATAATCGTAGTTTGTGTCAAAGAATGGAACGTAGAATCCTTTATCTGCAGAGTCTGCTCCAGAAGTAAAATCTTGGAATGTTTGTGAAGCATATTTAGGAAGATCGCCGATAGTGGTCGTTCCTCTTGCTCCACCATAACTTGTTCCTGCAGCAGATGGTGCGACATTGAATGTATGTAATGTTGTTAATGTATTTGCACTCACATCATACTTCTTAATTATTTGAGCATAATCGTGATGCCTGTAATTGTACAGTAAGATAGGATCACCGTCTACATCAGATTTACCTATATGCTGAATATGATAGTTATCTGATCTATTTGTGCTGAGTGTGAAGCTGGCATGATTATCCATGTTAGCACGACCAGGAGACCACATAGGTCTATCCATTTGCCCTTCTGCCCAACTAGCATAAGATCCAATATATGCGACCCATTCGCCAGATGCATCAATAGCAATAGGACGAATTGGAAGATCACCGTATTGATTGTTACCAGTTAAACCACCAGATCCTGTATAATAATCTGGCCTTTTCTTCGAAATTTCTGTAGATCCAGTATTATGCCAAGAAGTTATATAGTACCAATTAAATGGGAATGAAGTTTTATTCCAAATGATTCTTTCATCACCATCAGAATTTGTAAACCGGAAAACACCTCCATGCTGACCATCAGGATCCATGTCAACAAAGTTGTGAGGAACCATACAATTTGTTGCAGCGTTAGCAGTACCGCCACGTTGTTGAGCGTATGCTGTATACTTTGATAATGCTAATGAATTATATGGCTGACTTCCAGTAATAGTATTTACTTGTGCACCAGAATTGTATATAGATTCACCCGCATTACTAGCTGCTTCTAACGATGTAATATAATTATTTGAAGTGTGAAAGAGTGGCGTTTCATCGAACTTATGTGATAAAGTAGTAATATCGTATGCTTCACCATCAATGTAAATATTGTCGTGATTCGGACTTCCGGTTTCGAAAACAACACAACTTGATCTGGTAGTGGTTTTAAATTTTGTCATCAGTGATTTTCCTTATACCAAATAACTGCTTCCCCTTCGCTATCCCAATTAGATCGCGTTCCATCACCATTTGGTTTCCATGGCTGCACCATGACCGGTGTCCATACTGTTTCTGTACTATCATACATGCCAACAGATACTGTTTCTTGTCTACTAACTGTCAAATTACTTCCATCCAAATCAGCAGAAAAATTTTCTGTTAATGCTGAATCGTATGTAATACTAAATTCCGTTGCCATTGTAAATCCTTTACCCTATTTATACTCTTTTATATTTGAATTGCACATTTAAGTCTTTGCCTTTGGCAGTAGTTCCTATTGCTGTAACGTCTAGTGTTAAATAATCACCTTCATTCATCGAAATAGTTGGACTCGAAACAGTAGAAGTCGTTTGCCCTGTAGTGAAAGTTATAGTTTTTGCTGTAGAACCATTTTTCTTTACCAGCACTGTAACAGTATTATCTGCAGCAGTCCCCAACTGCGGAGTGATAGAAGTTACTTCAAGATTAAATGGGGCATACCATCTAGCAGTTCCTGTAGTGATACTCAAATCATCTTGTTGATATAAAGTGATATTGAATATAGTATCGCTTTTTAATCTTGAAGTTAATTCGGTATTCAACTCTGCAGAATCAACGAAGTTTTGCGTGGTATCAGTGGAAACAAGATCTATAATCTTTTCTCGGAATTGGGTGGTGTTATCCATATAGATACCGAGATCTTGAGGTTCAAATTGATTAGTAGAAGCATTGTATACAAGACAAACGTTGCCAGGAATCGTAGGAACTTCTCTTATTTCTGCAGCAGTCTTATGCCCTTCTTGATCGTGTTGAAAATATAATTGATATAACCCACTCCCATTACTATCT